ATGAATTTACAAGATACCGTTAAAGATTTGCTTTTGTTAAAACGTGAAGGCGGCTATTGGGATTTTAAGAAAGAGTGGTATAACGATAAAGGTGAGTTGCTCCTTGATGTCCTTTGTATGGCAAACAATCTTGAGGATATGGATGCATATATCATCCTCGGGGTTGAGGATTCGACATGGAGCATTAAGGGTGTTGAAACTGATCCAAATCGTCTACCACTTAGAAATCTATCACAGATTATTTCTAACAAGAAGTATGCAGCATATTCTCCTGAGGTGGATTTGCAAACGATCTATCTTGAGGAACATGAAATAGATGTCATAATTGTTCGCAATACGATGCATACTCCATATTATTTGACAGAGAAGTATAAAGATAATAAAGTCGATGATCCTCTTAAAGCTAAAGTTGTTGAAGCGGGGAAAATATATGTCAGGTTAAATGATCGAAAGGCTGGACAAGGTGACATCACTCCTTACTGGTGTCTTGAATATTTATGGGGGAAGCATTTTGGGCTTAATCAGCCGATTCTTAAGAGGCTTAATGTACTTCTTGATGAATCAAATAAATGGGTTTTTGATTGGGGAAACAAGGATTATGCATATCATAAAGAACACCCTGAATTCCGAATGCAGAGAATCGGAGATTTTGAGCCAGGCTGGTGGCCGGCAGCGGCTTTTTATACACACCCTGTTATGCATTTAGCTAAACTAAATATCATGTACCATAACACAATAATATATGAGACAGAGATATGGGCGTTTGATGAATTCAGAAAATACCTGCCGAAAGCAACGAACAGCTGTATAAATGGAAAACCCGATTCTTGTTACTCGTATTATCAAATGGACACAATTGAAGGAAAAATGCTGGCTATCTTTACGCATGGAAGTATGGACATATCCAGTCGGGAACCAAATTACAACCAATTCTTGATTTTCAAGGGAAAAAAAGAAAAGACGGATTTTGATGTATATCTTTGTGAGCATTTTGACGACTATGCAGATAGCCAGATTATAGATGAATACAAATATCAGATTGCTGAAGATACAACAGCCAATGGAGGAGGACTAATATATTCAGCTTTAAAAGTAGCTAAAGTTGCTAAGCTTTATGGGGATTGGAGGCAACGATTATTAAGCATAGATGAGTAAAAAGTGCCTTACTCGTATTGATTCTTATTCATGGAACAAAAAATAAGTTTTATACAAAAAATCCTCTTACGTGACCCCTTGCTCATGACGTTGCGTAATCGTGTAGGATAAAGGCAAGGAGGTGATTTCTATGCCGCAATATACGACCGGTGAATTGGCAAAGCTGTGCGATACCACTGTTCGGACAGTACAATTTTATGACGCAAAAGATTTGCTGAAACCATCGCAACTGACGGAAGGAGGGCGTCGGCTGTATTCTGACGATGATCTTAATAAACTGCGTTTTATTTGTATGCTTAAAGCGCTCGGATTAACGCTTGGAACAATTAAGGGAATACTGGATAGTGACAATCAAGCAAAAATATTGCTTTTATTGCTCAACGAGCAGGCAAAACAAATTGATACAGAAATTGAGAACAGACAAAAGCGATTGAATGTTATTTCGGCTATTAAGGAAAACATTCAAAGCACAGGCAAAATCTCGGTAAATTCAATTCGCGACATAGAACATATTATGGAACGTAAAAAAGTACTCAAAAGAATTCATGCTACTATGGTTGCCGTTGGGCTGCTTATGGATATCATTTTAATTACAACGGTGATTATTTGGATTACAAAGGGGTTGTGGATTTTCTTTGCGATAGGATTTCCTGTTGTCCTGTTATTGGGAATTTTATTGACAGGGATATATTACAAAAACACCGAATATATCTGTGCGGAATGTAATACTAAATTTAGACCCACGATAACTAAATTTATATTTTCCCGCCATACACCAAAAACAAGAAAACTAACCTGCCCACATTGCGGTCATACTGGTTATTGTGTTGAGATTGGTACAGCGAAAAAATCTTAAGTATAACAAGGCACCCTACGTTCAAATTCGCGTAGAGCGCCTTGTCCATTTTTACTCTTATTCCTCCACATCTACCGTCACGCCGGACTTGAACTCCACAGCGAATTTTCCCTCATAGACAGTGACTTTTTCAATCAGCCGGCGCACCAGCGATTCATCGTATTCCGTAATTTCTGTGGATTGTTCCCGCAGAAAAGTACTCATGTCGGCAATGCGCTTCTTGACCTCGTCGCGGTTGGCACTTTCCATCAGGGCCTTTTGCTTTTCATCCCGCAGGCGGTAGATTTCATTACCCACTTTCTCGTAATCCGCATTGGACACGGCCAGCTTCAAAAGCTCCGCCTGAAGGTCCTTCAAGCGATTTTCGATGTCGGCGAGCGCCCGGTCGTTCCCTTGGCTGAGGACGGTTTCAATGTTTTTCTGCAGGATTTCGAGAAAATCGTCCTTGTCACAGAGCGTCCGGTTGATGGCCTTGACCAGCACCTGCTCCAGCTGACTCTCCGGTACGGTGCGGGCATCGCAGTACAGGCCGGTGTTCTCCAGCCGGCTAATGCACCGCCAGACAATCGACTTTTTGCCTCGGTTGTTCCAGTGAACGCGGCGGTAAAGCTCTCCGCATTCGCCGCAGACCACGATCTGGGCAAAGCAGTGATTGCAGGAGTAGGTGCGTTTCCTGCCTGACGGACTCTTGTGAACTACCCTGCGGCGGACAAGTTCTTCCTGCACCTGCATGAAGATTTCTTTCGGAATGATGGCAGGGTGGTCGTCCTCGACGTAGTACTGAGGAACTGTGCCATTGTTCTTGATTCGCTTCTTGGTAAGGAAGTCCGTCGTGTAGGTTTTCTGCAGTAGGGCGTCACCCATGTACTTCTCGTTTCGTAAAATCTTGTTGATGGTACTGGTGTGCCATTTTTCTTTACCGGCACCGGTGAGGATGCCGTCAGCCTCAAGTCCGGAGGCAATCTTATTCATGCTGGAGCCCTCAAGGTACTCACGGTAAATTCGCTTTACGACTACGGCCTGTTCCGGGTCAACGATGAGCTTGCCGTCCTTGTCCTTTGTGTATCCGAGGAAGCGGTTATGGTTGACGGTGACCTTTCCCTGCTGGTAACGGTACTGAAGACCGAGTTTCACGTTCTGGCTGAGCGACTGGCTTTCCTGCTGGGCAAGGCTCGCCATGATCGTGATCAGCACCTCGCCCTTGGCGTCCATCGTGTTTATGGATTCTTTTTCGAAGTAGACCGGTATGTTCTTGTCCTTGAGTTGTCGGATGTACTGCAGGCAGTCGAGGGTATTGCGGGCAAAACGTGAGATTGATTTTGTGATAATCATGTCGATGTTACCAGCCATGCACTCGTCGATCATGCGGTTGAATTCGTCACGCTTTTTGGTGTTGGTGCCGGAGATGCCGTCATCCGCGAAAATTCCCGCCAGTGTCCACTGTGGATTTTGCTGAATGTATTCCGTATAGTGGCTGACCTGCGCATCGTAGCTGGTTTCCTGTTCATCAGAATCTGTGCTGACTCGGCAGTAGGCTGCGACTCGGAGCATTGGAACCTCGTCCTTACTGACGTTATTTCCAATTTTGGGTTTTGCTGGAATGAAGGTTACATTTGCCATTACATCGCCTCCGTTTCAATCAGACCGTAAAGGTACTGTGCCTGCATGGCAGGATCTTTGTAGTTCTTTTCGGGCTTTCCAAAGCGAAAATTTGTCGGCACTGCCTGAACAGGCTTATCCTTCTTGCGATTAAGCCGTCCGAGAGCTTCTGCCCGGCGCTGTTTTTCTTTTTTCGCTTTATCGAAGGTATCCGTGTCTATGATTGCCGGATAGAAGTCATCGCCGAGGTAGTGGCGGTTGGCTATCATTCGTTTTGCTCCGCAATGCTGGACTTCGATGCCAGCCTCTTTAGCAGCGGTCTGGAAGGACGCGCCAGCCAGATAAGCCTCATAGAGTTTTCTTATCTTCGCGGCGGCGAGTTCATCAATGATCGCTTTTCCTTTTTCAATTCTATATCCGTAAGGTGTATGTCCCATTGTCAGATCCTTTCCGTCAGGCAAAGTCCGCATTTGAGTTCGAAGCAGAACTCGGTGCGGTTTTTTACCGTAATTTGCCTGACATATTTTTCAAAAAGCTCCTCGTCGTAGCTGTCCAGCATTTCACCTTTTTCCGTAAAATGCAGAAGGTCGGTAGCTGCCGTGACCTTGGAGACATCCGAGGAGACGGTGTTGTTCAGTGCCTCGATCTCCCTGCGGCAGTCATCCACCTTGGAGAGAAGCTTGTTAGTTTCCGTGTTAAAAAGAATTTTATCGATGAAACCTTGAGCTGCCAGTTTCTGTAGTTCTTCCCGCTGTTCTGTGTTCTTGGCGAGCTTAGTGGTCAGCTCCTGCACCCGGTGAAGAGAATCGTCCGATGAGCCGTTTCTGATGCCTTCTACATATGGCTTTAGGATGACTCGGCTGGAAAAGACCAGCTTATTCATCATGGTAACAAACGCCAGCTTTAGGTCTTCGTCTCGGATGAACATCATCGAGCAGGCGTCCTTGTCAGCAAGGTGGGTGTTACAGCACCACGCGACGTAGCTCGTTCCTGCTGTGTAATGAATCCGGCGCTTGAAGGTGCTGCCGCATTCTCCGCAGATGATCTTTCCTGAAAAAGCATAGCGCTGCTGGTACTTCTTACTGTCTGCTGAGACGTTCTTTTCTTTCGCGTGCTGTTCAAGCATTCTCCCAGCGGCCTCGAAGTCTTCATGGCTGATGATGGCTTCGTGATGATCCTTGGCAAGGTACATATTCTTTTCCCCGTGATTGAGATGGCGGTTGAAGCGTGAATCGGTGTAGGTCTTCTGGAAAAGGCAGTCGCCCGTGTATTTCTCGTTTCTGAGAATGCCTTTGATCGTAGTTGCGTTCCAGCGACCGCCTTTCTTCGTGGGAACCTGATCATCATTCAGTCTCCGGGCGATGGCGCTGGTGCCCTGACCAGAGAGGGCGTAAGCGAAGATCTGCCTTACAATTTTTTTTTGCTCCGGGTTTATCACCATCTGCTCGCCGTTCCAGTCGTAACCGTAGGGCGGGTAGCTGATTTTGAAGGTTCCTATTTCAAACCTGTTTTGGATCGACCATTTGCTGTTCTCTGAAATGGAAAGTGATTCGTCAGCGGCCATGCTGGACAGGATCGACAGGAAGAGCTCGCTCTCCATTGAGCCTGTGTTAATGTTCTCCTTCTCGAAGTAAACAGGAATGTTCAGAGCAAGGAGCTTTCGCACCAGTTCAAGGCAGTCCGTCGTGTTGCGAGAAAAACGGCTGATCGACTTCGAGACGATAAAATCTATCTTTCCGGCTTTGCAGTCTGCAAGCATGCGCTTAAGCTCCGGACGCTTTTCCTTTTTCGTGCCGGTAATGCCTTCATCGTAATAGACGCCAGCGTATTCCCAATCGCTGCGGGAATTGATGTAATTCTTATAGTGGGTAATCTGAGCTTCAAGGCTCTCGGCCTGCGCGTCAGAGCCTGTACTGACACGGCAGTAGGCAGCTACGCGGAGTTTCTTTCCGTCGGCCTGTAGGCTTTTATTTTCTTCAATTTTCGTGACTTTCTTCAAAGCCTCATTCCTCCTTTCGCATGTCTATACATCACTCTAAAACGCCTACACATCAAGCATTTTTCGGATATATTTCCGCGAACAAGGGAGAGAAAGTTTCAAGATTAATGTCCGATAATTTGTTGAATTCATCAACGGAAATAAGGTCGGAATCAAGCATGTTTTTTGCGATTCGCTGAGCTATTTTATAATCGAGGTCGCCCTGTATACGCTCCTGTGTGAAATATCCAGATTGAACATTTGTGGTTTCGTTTGTCATAACATATCCACCTCCAAGTTCCACTGGAGATGAGGAGTAGATTTGAGCGAAAGAAAATAAAAAAAGCCTGCAGGCATTCCGAAGAACACTTGCAGGCGAAAGTTATGTGGTATTCAGTTATTTCACGCGGATCTTCCATCCGGTGATAATGAGATTAACATTCTTGATGAGCGTTGGGTTCAGCTTTTGAATTGCCGAAACGCTGGTGCCATATTTGCAGGCAATAGCAGAGAGCGTATCACCTCGTTTTACCGTGTACCAGACAGCGGCCTCGGTAGTGGGTGTTGAAAGTAGTTCGTTGACCTTTGACTGAACCGCGGAGTAGTCATATCCGGCAGTGGTGAGAGCATTCCTACGAGCCGTGCCATTTCCCCATTTTCCTTCTATGACATCCTTTGCAAGCTCTGTCACAGATTTTTTCGGGGCAACAGGCGTAGCAGTACCTTCGCTAGGTTCATCTGTTTTCTTGTAACAAAAGTTCTATTCCTACTCTTGAATGTATAAAAATCTTCGCTAGGTTCATCTGTTTTCTTGTAACCATTGAATCCACCAGCTTTGATGATGGCCGGATAATCGATATAGGCGTAATCCATATCTACATTTCCGGAAATACCATCAACAGAGCCTTTGGAAGAATACTGCCAAATTCCGTACTCGCCGGAGTAGGTGCATTTGCTGGCATACTGTGCTACCCAGTGGGTATATGCTTTCAGCTTGGAATCATCCATTCGGTCATGAAAACCGGAGTAAGTGGAACCATAGATGCCGACAAAGTATCCAGCATTTTCCATCGTCTCGCAGAAAGCAATGGTAGCCTCGGTGATACCGGCTTTAGCAGAAGCAGGCTGAGCCTCATTGTCCATGTAGACCGGGTACTCCAGCTGCTTGCCTTTGAGGATTTTCAGGAAGCGCTCTGCATCTGCTTTTCCTGCAGCGGCTGTTACGCAATTCTTCCCGACAAAGTAATAAGCGCCGATAGGGATACAAGCAGCTTTGGCACCTGCATAGTTTTTTGCCCACTTGCTGTCAGTATAGAAGCCGTCGTCAGATCCGCCGGTTTTTATGATGGCAAACCCGATGCCTGCCGATTTTACTCTTGCCCAGTCAATATTTCCCTGCCAGCGGGAAACGTCGATTCCTTTGATTCTTGTCATGTTACTTATCCTCACTTTCTTTTTCTTCACGGTCATGCAGCTGCGCCAGGACATTCTTTAGTTTTTCCGGTATGGGAAGACCTAAGTGGGAACTATTTTCTATGAGTGATAAACCTTCATTTGAGATGTAAAAGAAAATGATCGCCGTCCTAAGTACGCCTGCATGATCAAGTACATAGATATCGAGTGCGTTTGCGATGCCGACCAGAATGAAAATCAGCACTTTTCGGCGGATACCCTTAAAACCGACTGCCGATGATAATTTTTTGTCGGCAACTGCGCACATTACTCCCGTGATGTAGTCCGCAACGACAAAGATAATAAGTGCAATCATCAGACCGTCGCATCCTCCGAGAAACCAGCCAAGCCAGCCTCCGATAGCAGCAAATATAAATTGAATCGAATTCCAGAATTCTTTCATGTGATACCTCCTTCAATTTGTGCATGAAAAAGGCAGCCTTCCGATACGGGAAAGCCGCCAGGTTATATCGAGCCTATTGATTTATGACTCTGTTTCTGTGAGCGTATAGGTTATCTTCATTGTCTTATCCGCTGTCTTTATGACGGGGGTGGACAGGTTATTGATCGTGGCAAGATACGGAGTAAAGAGATACAGTTCTTTTGAAAAATAGTAGGAACCGTAGGATTGATAGTATTCCTGATAACCGAAGGTTTTGTATCGGGACATATGTCTCTTTCCCCAGCGGTTTCGTGACTCTTCGGCTTGATACCCGACATAAAGTTTTGGCTCCCCATTTAGGAAATACCAGCCGTTTATTACTACATCGTCATCAATGGTAAAAGTGTATTTATATGAGCTGTTATAAGCGATATTTGTTACGACTTCGAGATTTGCAACACTTGTTGTGTCAAGCCTGTAAAGAGTTGTCCCGATAGCAAACATCAGCCACTTGCCACTCATACCAATGTTATAGATGCTGCTGGTTTCGTTAGGCATTGCTATTTTCTGTGAAGTGCAAGTGCCGCTGGAAATCTTATCCATGAACCATTCATAGCTTGTGTGATTATAATAGTCAGTTGAGCCGGATGTGTGGCTGTAGGTTCTGTTTTCTTTTCGTGACAGGCCATACCAGTTTCCGTCGGCTGCGTGAAAGAGATAGCAGAAAACACTCGCGCTGTTATTGTAGGGTTCATCTGTGTTATCTTTACTGCCTCCAATAAAATGACTCCAGTAAGGATAATGATTGAGTTCAACGGTTGTTTCTTCTTCGGCTTCCGTTGCCAAAAGGCCGTAAGTCCTCTGCATGAGCCTTGCGTGAATATAATCTTCGGGAACTTTTCGCAGTGTTACGGAAGTGGAGTTGTAGATTGCAATGCATTCAAGCCTGTAACCGTCACCGATGTATGGGCGCTGATTATCCTGATAGCTATTCTTGTCGGCGTCTTCATCAGGAATACTGCTTTTCACCGTATCGCTTTTGATCCTGACGAAATAATCATTGTCAGTTTTGACACCTCTCCCTGCGAGAACATTTGTTAGGCATATGGCAGATATAGTTCCATTTCCTTGAGATGTTGCAAAGTCCCAAACATACTTGAATCCTCCATCCACTGCCTTACTCTCGGTCAGGTTTCTGCTGCCACGCAGTGTATCAGTCGTATCATTAGCATTGTCAGAAGCATATCCAATCAGCGGATTATCAAGTGGGGCATAGATGTTTGAGGGATCTTCTTCCAGTTCATTCTGGTAGAGCAGGACTCCGCCGGTAATGTTTTTGTAGATTGGTAATATCCACGCTTCTCCACTGGAATTGTTGAAAGATGGATTATTGAACATTGCTCCCTGTATATTAGTGTTTAAGATATCAGCAACGGCTTCTGTCACGAGATTTTCATCTTTATGAATTTCTTTCTTTCCAGTGCGTACATCGGTAAGCTCGATAATTGTTTTTCCTTTGAGCATAATCATTCCTCCCTATTTAGATAGTCCGTGGTGATGGACTTCACGTAACCGTCGGTACCGCTGATGATAATGCGATACATTAGTTGTCCGGTAATAGCTTTTTCAGCCCATGCATCAGTACTGATTGATTCAAGAGCAGCTTTGGTCATACCGGATTGTTCTTCAGAAAGTTCAGCCCATGTGTTATCTGAATATGTCCACCAAGTTTTTCCTGCATCGAAAGACAGGGCGAAGAGTGTGGTGTCATCTGATTCGATAGTGACTTTTTCAATGCCGATGATTGACGCATCCGACATATCAATATTTTCAGAATAGATAGTTTGCGGTTTCGGGATTCCGGTATAGTTTGCCGTGAATGGCGGAAACCGGTTCTCTGAATCATGCCAGTAAAGAATGGTCGGATCGGTTAAGTTAAGAAGTAATGATCCATCCGGAATGTCCTGTATGCCGTAGGTTTCAAAAACTTCTGCTGTCAGCTCTGCTTCTTCAAGCTTTGTCAGGACACCATCCACAATGGTATAAAGAGACTTGCTTGCATCCGTAATTAGGTAACGCCGGTTATACGGATCAAGCAAAAGAGGCAGTGATTCTGATTTTATAAATGTTGTTCCTGTTACGTCCTGATGCAGGAAAGATATGACCGTTCCAGAAGCAGGAGTAAAGGAGATGTTACCGGCACCTGTAACCAGCACGGATTCTCCAAGGTAGGAGGTATTTGTTGGTATCGTTTCAAGGTTAAGAACGATATCTCCGGTATCAAGAAGCAGCAGATCCCATACGAGCTTAACGTCATCGCTGGTAGAGCTATAGTTTGCATATCCCTCCCAGCGAATGCGTAGAAACTTGTAATAGTTGTATATGGTGCCTTCTTCACGACGAACCGTATAGACCTTTGCGTCTCTGCGGCAGACTTTTACCTGCTCAGCACTAGAGCCGATGCCAATCCATGAATTGCCGTTGATATAGATATTCTCAGCCACTACAGAGTTATAAGTAAACCAGGAGACACCCGGTAACGTATCTGTTGAATCGTCATTTCCAACATTGTCGCGGGTAATAGTCATATTGTCAGTGCTTGAGAGCACTTCTTTTATGAAAAAATAATCAGCCACTTTCTACCTCCAGTTCTGTTACCGATTCAAAATTAGTTAGTCCAAGGTTGTAAACCGCAAGACTTCCTTTATCAATTTCCTGCATGGTTCCCTCTATTGATTCATTGAAAGAAGTTTGAAGAACAATCGATTCGTCTGTAAGTTTCGTATAATGTGTTCCGGTAAGTGCTTTTGCGTGGGTAATCAAACCGTTAATGAAAGGCTCAGTTACGAATGGGTTTATCACAAGACTTGTTAGTGATTCAAAACCGGATGTGGCAATTTTCAAAGAATCCAAACGGCCACGTTTTAGGTTTTTCTCAACGCCACCGGAAATTTCATAATCCTCTCGAAGCTCAAACTGTTCGTCATCTGATACATAGATTTTGCTGTAAGTCATTTTCTTTTTGTCGCTTACATCGATGATGTCATGAACAATCGGAGCATAAACACGAAGATTATCTGTAAGCGAATATAGCGGCATACCTGTCATCAACACCTTGAAAATCTGGTCGGAAGCACCAGTCGGTTCCGGTGTAAGCAGCGAGGCTTCGACTTCTTCAGAAAGTGCCAGATGCTGCATACCGGAGAGAAGTAATAAAGCAAATTCGTCGCTTGCTGTGATTCGGCCATCCCATCTGTCCTGCGCACCCAAGCCCTGCCCGGTGATGGCGGCAAGAATATTTTGTGCGGCGATGGTTGCAGAGCCTAATCTGATAGAAATCCAAACTTCAAAGGTATGAAGCGTTTTCTCTGCCATATCAAGAAGCGGGTAAAACAGGTTCAGGATATGCATTCCGGAGTGCCATGTTTCCTGAGGATGAAATTCTTCAATTTCGGCACCATCTTTGACGTAGGTAATTGTGATTACAGCCTGACCATTTTCACTCCACGAAGCGGGAACAGACACTGTGGTATCCAGATCCTGCTCAGGAACGATTACTTTGCCGGTTTCTTCATCATCAATCTCTGGCAAGTGCGCTGTGCCGCTTCCCGTTGATGTAATTTCTTTTGTTTCATCTTTAGCGGCAACGTTTAGCAGAATGGCAGCCTTAAACTCACAGTCGGTTTCTTCCTGTGTGGCAAACTCTATATTGACGATTTGAACCTTCTCTTCGTCAAGGCTGTATTCCATTGCATTCACGTAGGAATAGGTCGCCATCTTTGTGGCTTCTACAGAGCTGATTAGTCCACTAATATCTTTATCATTTTTACTCTTGGCTTCCGAAAGGCGGGGATTTTTACCTACGCATTTGAGCGTGCATTTCCCATTGATTTTAACTGTGATGGATGTGATTGCCGCCATCTGCGTTTCATCTGCCTGACCGCCGGTAAAGGTCAGAATGTCACCGGGATCGAGGGAAGGATCGCCGATTGTTTCAGAATCGAATGGAACGTATCCTATGATCGCGATAGTGTTAAGTATCAATGTAAGGATTCGCTTTCTGGTTTCGTCAAGTCCAAACTGCAGAAGGTAGTTAGTCTCGAGATTCATGGTCAGACCATCATCCGGTTCCAGTGCATAATATTCTGCTGTTCCTGTTCGCACGTTTGTGGAGCTAATTGCGGTGTACCGAGTCACGAAATCTGAAAAACTGGATGAATACCGATGTGTGTTTTTTATTGTTACAACAGGCTCTGCTTTATACTGCACAAGCATGAGTTTTCCCTCCCGGCTAATCTGGGCAAAACAGCCGAGTGCCTGCGAGAGGTAATGCAAAAAATCGCGCCAGGTTTCTATGTCGTTTTCAGGATAGACGCCGAGGAGTTCTGTGCCATTCGGTAGTGCTTCAATTTCTGCCTGGGTATGGGCAAGCTCAACACCACAGGCTTTGCACATAACGGAAAGAAGATCATATGGATATCCACTGGATTGAGCTTCATTGTATTCTTCATCGAAGTTCAGCATGGCATCGTAGGCCTTGAGTTCAAGTGTCTTTAACTGCCGGTTGGCTTCGGCAACAAAGAAGATGCCCATTGGAACATCCTCAACAGTGCCGTCAGCAAGATTTAAGTGGAAGAACAACTTAATCTCTGCATTTTCAAGGGAGAAGCGGTCAATTTCCGAAAAAAGAGAGATGCCCAGTTCTGCCGCATAGACAGAGCCAAGCTCGATTTCAGAGCTTCCTGAGCATTGCCTCGATACATAACCTGAACCCTTTACGATATCTTCATTTGTGAATGGATATTCCTTACCGGAAATCGTAGTGATCGTACCTGACCATGTGAAGGAGCGGGTGTTTTCCTGTATGGCACTTTTATAAGCATCTGATACGCTATACATATAACCGCTCCTTTCCTCTAGTATTCTTTCAACGTAAAACTGACTTTCCAAAGTCCTTTCTTGCTCGTATCATGAGCAAGCGAGACTTTAAATCCTTTCATATACATTTCTCGGTTCTCTCTGACCATTGTTTCTGTATTAAAGAAATCAACGGAGAGTTTTGACTTGTTTCTCATGGCAGACAGGGTTTTGAGCCATGTAGGAGAAACCTGAAATGATACAGATATTTCAGCCACGCCTACGCGGACAACGTCGCGCTGGGTGGTTCCGGCCTCAGTCTCTCCGGAAGAATCAGCTTCTATGTCGGAAAGAGATAGGTCGTATGATGTCGGGAGCGGCATTTCGGTTCCGTCTATTCGCAGGTAATTTGTAAATGCCATCATCTGCCTCCTGACCGGAGTGCCATACGCTGTTGGGCGGTGACGATTGTTTCGTCAAGCAGTGTGCCTCCAAGATAAACTGGAATTGTAATATCACCTCCGGTGGTTCCGCTGCCCGCAAGAGCGGTAACGATAGCTGAGGTTTGACTTGCTACAGATTCCTGAATCATCGTTCGAAGAGAATCTACGCCGACAATAGCTTCTGCTCCGGCTTCACCGCCTCCAAGCAGCGTATTGCCACTCATTCCGAAGATGGTCGGAGAATCAAGGATCATACCTTTTCCCATAGCCTTTTTATACCATTCCACTGAGAAGTGCGGGATGGACGGAGGGTTCAGCGAGAAGCTGCCTGAAATAGAAAAGTGAGGTAGCTTGATCTTTGGAAGTTCCCAATGGAAGTTGAATACATTTTTGAGCTTATTTACGATGCCCGATATGAAGTTCCAAATCCCGTTAAATACATTTGACACGGTATTTTTGATGCCACTTAAAATGTTCGTTATCGTACTCTTTATGGCATTAAAGGCTGTGGAAATACCGTTTTTCACAGTATTTACGACTGTCATAATCGTCGTTTTTATGCCATTCCAGACGGTAGACACCACGGTTTTGATAGCGTTCATCACCGTGCTGACGGTCGTCTTTATCGCATTCCACGCTGTCGTGATGAAGGTCTGAATGGCTGTGACAACGGTTGTTATTACCGTTTTTATTGCATTCCATATCGTCGTGACAACAATCTGTATGGCGGTGAGGACAGTTTCAATGATCGTTTTATAGATATTGAAATATGTGGTAATGACAGTCTGAATTGCAATAAACACAGTTTCAAATACAGTTTTTATGGCATTCCAGATGGTTTCAAAGAAGGTCTTGATCCCGTTGAAAACCGTCTGCACCGTAGTTGTGATTGCTGTCCATGCTGTCGTAAGGAACGTGCTAATTGCTGTTACTGCAGTCTCAAAGATTCCTTTGATCGTATCCCATATGGTAGAGAAGAATTCCTTGATTGCTTCCCATGCAGTGACAACAGCCTGCTTTATGGTTTCCCAAAGGTCAATCCAGAATTGCCTGAAGCCTTCATTGGTGTTCCATAAATAGATAAAAGCAGCAACAAGGGCTGTAATTGCAGCTATGATAAGGACAATCGGATTTGCCAGCATAGTCGCATTTAAAGCGAGCATCGCGCCCTTTACTACTCCGATTGCAGCGGAAACCTGCGGAATGATCGTCATGATGGTTCCTACTGCGGATATGATCTTGCCGACGACCACAAGAATTGGGCCGATAACTGCAGCAACAAGGGCAATCTTTACGATGGTTTCCTGAATTGGTGCCGGAATATTACTCCACATCTCGGCAAAGCCATTCAGCACTGCAGAAATGTCTTTTAGTACCGGAGCAAGAACGGTTGCGAGACTGTTTCCAATCTCAGCACCAGTTTCTTTTAAGGAGTTTAGAGTCATCTGAAACTGATCAATCGGGTCTAGGGTTTCATTAAAGGTGCTTTCCACACTTCCTTCAAAATCACCCAGAGATCCGGAAAGATCATCAAGATTCAGTTTCCCTGTTTGAACAGCATTGTAAATAGCTGCACCTGCTTTGCTTCCGAAAAGATCATAAGCTGCCTGCAGCTTTTCTGTTTCAGAGCCATTACCCTTCATAGTTTCAGAAAACCCGGAAAGAGCCTGATCCAGTGTCTGCCCATCTTTCGTTGCGTTCTTCATGGCGGTTTTTAGTCCCATCATGGCGGCAGAAGTATCAAGACCAGACATCTCGACCATACCCATAAAGCCGGCTGCTTCTTGGGCTGTAAGTCCCATTTCTTTGAGCTGGACTGCATTTGTAGAAAGTGATCCGGCAAGGGTATCCATATTGATACCGGTAGCCTGCCCGGTCGCATTAAGTGCATCTAAGAGGCTGTCTGCTTCACTTGCATCCATACCAAAAGCATTCATAACAGACGAAACGTTATCAACAGAAGTGGATACGTCGGTATCGTTCAGCTGGGCAAATTTAATAAATTTTGCAGAGAGGTCATCAAGAGCCTGACTGGTCAGACCGAAACGGGTATTTACCTCGCCGACTGCGGCACCGGCAGTTTCAAAGTCGGTCGGTATCTCCGTGGCGAGGTCTTTTACGATCTGGTTCATTTCTTCCAGGGATTTACCTGTGGCACCGGTCTTTTGCTCTACAATATCAAGCCCCGCGTCTACTTCACCGAATGCGGCAAGAGAGGCGGCACCGATGGCAGCAATAGGAACCGTTACGCCTGTAGTAAGGCTTGTACCGACGCCGGAGATTTTGCCGCCAACTTCCTGCATTTTGGTACCGGTCGCTTTGAGTGTGGCAGAAATAGATGTATCAGTGGTTTTACATTGCTGTTCGAGATTTTTAAGCTCGTTCTCGGTTTCTATGATCTCACGCTGCCATGCATCGTATTGCTGCTGGGTAACGGTACCGTTTTTTAGTCCAGCATCCATTTGGTCTTGCACAGACTTCAGTTGAGTGAGTTTATCTTTGGTTTCCGAGACTGCCTGCTTCAGGAGCTTCTGTTTCTGCTCAAGCAGAGTGGTATTCGTAGGATCAAGCTTTAGGAGCTTATTTACATCCTTCAGCTGCGCCTGCGTTGTTTTGATTTCTTTATTGACACCAGATAGTGCCTTCGAAAGACCGGTCGTATCGCCGCCAATCTCAACAGTGATGCCATTTATCCTGTCAACCATATAGCGACCTCCTTTCTACAAGGTTTAAAATCGATCCATGTCGGACTGTGATGCGACTTCCGCATATGAGTAGTCATCATTGGACATTTCTGAATACATATCATTGACAGTTCCGATGGTTAGCAGGTCGAGCTCGGATATGGAGAGCCCGATTTGTACACACCGGAGTAAAAAGAGCGGGGTTGTCATTTCCCGCTCCGTGTTGTGATGTTTTTTTTAGATTCAACCTGCTGTTCTACATTGAGTCCCCAAAGTTCAATGATCTGTGGCAGGATCTCGTAAATGGAAAAAGTGTTGAACTGGTCAAGCCAATCCTCAGGCGTATCCGGGACAGCGGAATCAGCATGTTTTGCCATGAGCCACGCAATATTCTCGAATAACTCCAGCGAGAAAGTATCCAGACTCGAGCTTTCGGGATCATTGGCATCGATGCCTTTCTGCAGCTCGTTCAGGTCTTTGTAGATATCACGATGAAACTTGTTTCTATATAGTCTCGGGATGGCGGCAGAAGCTCGAAATTGCACTTCTTTACCATCAATCGATACTGTTTTTGTTACAGCCATGCCATGCCTCCTTATTCCGTTTCAGTGGTACTGGTTTCTTTAGATGCGCTTGGCTCATAGACTGCGTTGTACCATGCCTCATATATTGTGCCACTGGTATTTGTTCCGGTTTTGACTTTGACGAGCCCGGATGGAAGCGGAGAAACCGTCAGAGACAAAGTTTCTGTCTGTACCTCGGTAGAATCTTCCTTTGTGCTGCCGGTAACAGAAGGCCTGGTTGCGCTGCAGTAATACATGCAATGACGGATTTTGTTTTGGTCTCCGGAGAATTCAAAGAGAAGCGCGAAGTGCTCAGGCTCAACGTCCTTATTCTCTACAATGACGCCGTTGGCATCTTCGGTTTCATGCATGATGTCTGTGAGAAAGCTTTCCGGGATCAGAGCAAGTTCGAAGTCACCGGAATAACCATTGTTGTTGCTGACCATGTAATATACGGAATCGTCCGCATAGAAAGGATCGTTTTCACCCTCTGCATCTAGTGAAAGGGATACCGCACCGGGCATTGCAACAGGTGTGCCAAATGTGACGGTGCCGTCTTCAGCAAGGGTTGCAAGTGCATAGTGGCAGTTTTTAAGGCCAAATTTGACCTTGTTCTTTTTATTAGCCATTTTCATTAACCTCCATAAATGATCTGTGTTTGATAAAGAACTTCGTACATCTTTTCTGATTCAATCCAGACTTCCGACTTTTCATAAGGAAGGTCATGGGAGATCAGAATATTTTCAATTTTTGTTTCCGTATCCGGATCTTTCTTATCCGTGTATAGCTCAATGTTTAGTTCATCAATCTTTTGAAAAACTGTGTCATCAGCAAACACGTTATCTGAGCCCGGAAATAGAAAAATGAGGAAGGGCGGATCGGATGCTTCACCTTCGGCAAAATGGTCGTAGGCAAGCGGTAAGTCTGCTTCCTCAAGCATTGAGATTACATCGTTATATGTCATATCAGCTGCCTTTCAGTTTCTGCTCGATGGTTTGCACTAATTTTTCGTTCCCGCGTTCCTCGGCAGAAGCAATATGGGGTTTTGCAGGAACTCTGCCGCCTCCACGTTTTGCGTGTCCATGTTCAAGTAGATGCGCAATCTGATATCGATTTTTGGAATGTACTACAAGATCAATGCTTTCAGAATCTTCGTGTACATTCTTTACAGACCATGATTTCTTGTATTTTCCGGTATCAACCGGAGCATTTGCCTGTATATCTTTACGGACGGAAGCAGCGGTCTCTTTGACTGCATCTTTTAGGTCATCTGCAGCAAGATCGGCATATTTTTCGAGTTCGTCCATAATTGCATCTCCCATTTGGTCAACAGATATAGTCTGACTCATGACGATGCCTCCTTATCCAGCTTGCAGTTAAATTTTAAGCTGCTATGTTTATAGCCCATCGGGTTCACATAGGTGATGTTGTAAGTCTTGCCCTCAGCGATGATCTGGTATTTGGTTGATTCGACCGCCGCAAGCTCAGAACAATATCTGCAGGTAAAATCCAGAGATTCTTCCGGGTTAATGACGACGCCTTCTGATTCTGCACCGGTACTTGTTCCGACCGTTGCAAAGCAAGAGAAATAATCTGTCCAGCTGGCCGTGTGATTTCCATATTCGTCGATTAAGATATCGCTTTTCTGAAAATAAATATGCACGCGCATAGCTGCTATGTTCATCAGAAGCCCTCCTTCCGGGTACCGAAGAGAAGATCACGAAGTGTCAGATTCAGTGCATGATGGTCAGCTTCCTCGCGGTGCTCATAAAGATAAGCTACGGTATATAACACAGCTATCCGGATGCGGATCAGCGCCTTTTCCTCATTTGCCATAAACTCATCATCAGATTGTCTGGTGATGTCTTGAACCTGCTTTTCAGCAGCGGATATAAGGCTTTGAATCAGGTCATCTTCATCATTTGTATTTACACGGAGGTATGTCTTGGCTTCTTCAAGTGTTACTTCCATAGTCCGCCTCCTTAAAAGTTGAGCCGCCCGCAGAAAAAAACGTGCGGACGGCTTATCAAAATAGGTGTTTAAGCTGATGCTTTTACAGAAAGACCTTTGACTGCTTCCGGCAGAATGAGCTTTCCGTCGACACGTTCAGATGCAAGGAAACCAATCTGACCGTTTGCTGCATAGAGCTCAGAAAGACGTTTGAAAGAACGTCCCTGACGATCTGCAATCCAGTAGTAGCTGAAGTCTCCGAAAAGAATCGGTGTATTTCCTGCCGCAAGCTCTGGAGCATAGATGCTGGTCTTGTACGGGCGATTGAGGATTGTATCAGGCTGGCCTGCAACAACAGAAGGCTGCCAGATATAATTGCCGTTGTTGTCCTTGATCTTGCGAAGAGCCTTGATGGTGGTGTCATTCAAGATCCAGATGGCTTTGTTTCTGTAAACACTGCGAAGTGAATGGAACACATCCATAATTGCATCAAAAGAAATCGTTGTATTGGCAATCTCCGTTGTTGCGCCGGTTGTGGCAGTCACTTTGGTAAATACTCCTTCCGGCTTTTTGTTACCATCACCTGTAAGGAATGCTGCCTCTTCTGCAGCTCCGATTCTGCGAGCAAACTCAGCTGAGATATATGCTTCGAGATCGAACACGGAGTCATTCATGAGTTCTTCAGATACCTTGATTGCTGTACCAAGCTTATAGGCCGATAGGCTAATCTGATCAAAGGTGTCATCCGATTCCGGATAGAGACCGTTTTCATCCATCCAGGCTGCGGTACCATGAGAAGCAACGACAGGAATGGAATGTGTGCCGGACTGGGTCTGAATAACAGTGGCAAGTGTACGGAAGAAGTTCTCGTCCTGCAAAGCATCAATCAAAGTCTTTTCATACTCATCCGGGACAAGGTAACCTCCATTAGCATCCGTGCCTATTTCAAGTACGTTTTTTACGTCGAAATAATTACGCTTACGGATGTTGTCCCAGAATGCTGTCTTGTATGCCTTGGAAGCAATGCCGGATTTATCATCCGGTTCATCTTTAGCACCAGGCTTTCCGGTAAGCGGAGAAGAGGTCGGAGCGTTCATCATCTTGTCGATCTCTTCCTGACGCTGCAAGCGTTCAATGTCGTGTGTGAGGTCTGTTACTTCTTTCTCCATTTTGTCGTAAGTTGCGGCATCTTCATCGGATACCTGACCTCCGTTTTGAGAGTGGGTATCGAGGAATGACTTAGCTGCATTCCACGCCTTTGCTCTTTTGTCCATAAGTTCCATAATCTGAGTCATAATAATAAATCCTCCTTTAATGTGTAAGAAGCGAAAGGCGCTTCTTGAGTTCGGTAACAGGTACCGTATGTTTATGTGCTTTTGGTTTTTCCTTCGGAATCAGCCGGGAAAGCAGTGAATCTGTAACAGCCTTACGTGAGAAAAGCATCTCCACAGTGTCGCTTTCTTCCGGCAAAGGCTGCTCACTGCCGGAAAACAAAATCTCATCTGCAAAGCCAAGCTTTTTAGCTTCCTTGGCATTCATCCATGTCTCTGCATCCATGAGCTTTGAGATCTTCGCACGGGAAAGCCCGGATTTGATTTCATAAGCGTTCATAATGGATTCCTTAACTTCGGAAAGCATATCGATGGCTTTTTGCATTTCCTCGCTGTCCCCGATTGCGATAGTTGCGGGGTTATGGATCATCAGCATGGCCACCGGGCTCATGTATACTTTTGTCCCGGCCATAGCAATGACAGATGCAGCTGAAGCCGCAAGAGCATCAATCTTGACCGTTACATCATGCGGATAATCCATAAGCAGGTTGTAAATCTGTGCAGCGGCGAATACGTCTCCGCCGGGTGAATTGATCCAGAGCGTGATATTTCCGTCACCAGCATCAAGATCCTTTTTAAAGAGTGCGGGAGTAATTTCATCGCCATACCATGTCTCATCGGAAATTTCTCCGTCGAGGTAAAGCGTACGGTCGCTGCCGAACGAATCCGGTTCTTCGTTTCGCACCCAGTTCCAAAACTTTCTGGTCATAGTTTCTCCTTCTTTCTTTTGAACCGGTCATCTTGCGTTGATTCTTCCGGCTCTTGTTGTAATTCTTCTTTTGGTGTTTCATCAGCATTCTCCTCGGTTGATGATGTGGCAGCAAAAATGCCGGCATCTTTGAGTTTTGTCATATTTCCATTGATGAGATATAGATCGCCGCCTTCTTCCTCCGGAATACGGTCAAGGTTCTCAAGTTCGCGGATATCATTTGCAGACATCCATCCATTCTGACGTCCTGTTGCATAGCCATTCATGCGGCTTTGGTAATCACCACGCAAAAGACCATCCACATTGAACTTAAAGAAGTACTGACTTTTTTCTTCGGGCTTTAGGAGCGCACGCTGCATGGATTGCTCCCAGCGGCATACCCACGGGTCAAGTGTGTATTTAACAAATTCCAATGACTGCTGTTCTATATTGGAAAAACTTGATTTCTCAAGATCACCGATCATGTGTGGTGGAATACGGAAAATTCGTGCAATTTCATCAATCTGAAACTTCCTAGTCTCTAAGAATTGCGCTTGTTCCGGTGAAATAGAAATAGGCGTGTATTTCATGCCTTCCTCAAGAACGGCCACTTTATTTGAGTTGGAGCTGCCGCCAAAAGCTGTGTTCCAGCTTTCTCTTACTCGCTCCGGGTCTTTTACAACGCCGGGGTGTTCAAGAATGCCGCTTGGTGTTGCACCATTTGCAAAAAACTTCGCACCATATTCTTCACAGGCGATTGCCATACCAATAGAGTTCTTGGCCATCGCAATAGGCGAATATCCTACCAATCCGTCAAAGCCAAGACCTGGAATGTGCAGCACATCGTAAGGACTGAGTATGACAAGACTTCCGTCCATTGTGTGCGCTTCATCCTGCGAGGTCTGATATTGGTAATAAAGATGGTCATCCGCGTCGCGGTCAACAGTCATGCGGTTAGGCATGAGTGGATAGAGTGCTACAATTTCACCTTTCCCGTTCCGGATGATCTGGGCGTAAGCGTTGCCCCAGAGAAGTAAGTGCGTCATGAGAGTTTCTCGGAATACAAATGATGTCATTTCCGGATTTGGTTCATCGTGCAGGATAAAATAAAGTGGATGATCGGTTGCTTTTTCCTTGCTGCCGTTTTTATCGTTTTTATACAGATGAAGCGGAAGTCCTGCTACCGCCTCAGAGAGAATTCTGACGCAGGAGTAAACGGCTGTCATTTGCATGGCTGAACGCTCAGTCACTGTCTTTCCGGAGGTAGTGCCTCCAAAGAAAAAACGATAGGCACTGCCGGTCGTTGTATCCTTAGGCTTGTCACGGCTTCTAAAAAGTCCGGAAAATATGCTCATAATTGCACCTCCATTTCGTTCGTATCTCTTTAGATAACAAGAGATGAATCATTGTCTGTTTTAAATAAAAAGAATGCCTCTGCTGTCGTACACAGATGCATCGTTGTCATTACCACAGCGAATTGCACGGTCAAGCGCCATAATGGTCGCTATGACGCCATCAATTTTCTCTGTGGATTTTTCCTTGTCGGCTTTGATATTTCCAGCTGGGTCTGTTCTGATGAAGATATTATCCATCATCCATCGAAGTACCGGGTGACCGCCGTGAGCGATACGTTTCTCAAGGGTCAGTTTCATGAGTTCTTTTGTGGGAGGACTCATATCTTTAAAACCTTGTCCAAAAGGAACTACTGTAAAGCCCATGCCCTCGAGGTTCTGTACCATCTGGACGGCTCCCCAGCGGTCGAAGGCAATCTCACGGATATTGAATCGCTCGCCAAGATTCTCGATGAACTTTTCAATGTATCCATAGTGGATGACATTACCTTCCGTTGTTTCGAGGAAGCCTTGTTTTTCCCAGAGATCGTAGGGCACATGATCGCGTCTAACGCGCAGGTCGAGGGTATCCTCCGGTACCCAGAAAAACGGAAGAACTACATATTTGTCGCTTTCGTCTTTAGGCGGAAAGACCAGTACGAAGGCTGTTATATCTGTAGTAGATGAAAGGTCGAGACCTCCATAGCAGACACGGCCTTCCAGATCATCCTCGCTTACCGGGAATGCACAGCCGTCCCATTTATCCATTGGCATCCAGCGGATAGATTGCTTTACCCACTGATTAAGTCTTAGCTGTCTAAAGGCGTTTTCTTCGCCGGGATTCTGCTTGGCGGATTCGCAGGCAGCCTGTACCTTGTCGATTCCAACTGTGATATCGAGCGATGGATTTGCTTTTTTCCAGACTTTTGGATCCGTCCAGTCCTCATTAGGAGCAGCGCCATATATGACCGGATAGAAAGTCGGGTCGATTTTTCTACTGTCAAGAATGTCTTGTGCTTTTTTATGAACTTCGTAGCAGATCGTGTTCGTGTCGTTCCCAGCAGTCGTGATCAGAAAGTATAGTGGCTGCATTCTTGCATCGCCGGAGCCCTTGGTCATGACATCAAAAAGTTTTCGATTTGGCTGTGTATGCAGCTCATCAAAGACCACTCCGTGAATGTTAAAGCCGTGTTTTGAGTAGGCTTCTGCAGACAGCACCTGATAGAAGCTGTTTGTTGGTTCAAAGATGATTCTCTTCTGAGAAGCAAGAATTTTGATCCGCCGATTCAGCGCCGGGCACATTCTGATCATGTCAGCTGCGACATCAAAAACAATCGTCGCCTGCTGGCGATCAGCTGCGCAGCCATAGACCTCTGCACGTTCTTCACCGTCACCGCAGCATAGAAGCAAAGCAACGGCAGCGGCCAGCTCAGACTTACCCATTTTCTTCGGAATTTCAATGTAAGCTGTATTGAACTGGCGATATCCGTTTGGCTTCAAGACACCGAATAGGTCGCGGATGATCCGTTCCTGCCAGTCAATCAGTTCGAAAGGCTTTCCTGCCCATGTTCCTTTGGTATGGGTCAAGCTCTCAATGAACATGACTGCGTAGTCTGCCATTCCTTTGTTATAGGAGGATGCTTTCGCCATGAAGCGCGTCGGCTTATAATTTTTCAGTTTTCGCATTGGCATAAATGCCGCCTCCTTTCAGGGCAAAAATAAAGACCGCCAGCTTTCACTGCGATCTAAGGCTTATTAGTACGAGAGCAAGAGCCGTGAGGGCTCTGCTTTCGGAATATTCATTTTTAGTTTTTATTAGTTGTAGTTTTCAAGCAGGATGCAAAGGGCTAGTTCTGCTTCCTTACAGGTCGGGTGAATGGCCCAGCCTCTGTCGTAGTTTGCGGCAACGCTGCCGTTTATCTTAATCATGAGCTTTGAAATCTTACCTTGGTTCAGACCGTATTTTTCGCTTGGTTCATCAAAGTGCTTTACCCAGTAGTGGCATTTAGTATATCTTTCTTTATCCTTGGCATCCGGAATGCCGATAACTCCTTCGCTCCACATAGTTTTACGCCTCCTTGACTGTCATCTTGAAGGCAGGGATCAGTTCGTGCTTGTCGCTCCCAAAATGAGTGTAGCGTTCGTGTACCTTGACGATCCCGTCCAGGGTGCAGCCTAGCTCTTCAAACCTTGCGATGGTATTGATTAGGCTTGAAAAGGTGGAGCTGATGGTAAATTCTTTGATTCCGGTTTTCTTCATGTCGGTTAGGATTTCTTCAATGTCATCGTCCCAAATGACCTCGGCGAAATTCGGAAGTTCGTTTCCTGCTTCCTTGCTGTAAAGATAAGCCTGCCCAAGCGTCCAGTTCACGCCGATCTCTTTCCAGCTCATTCCTGTCTTTGCGTTTTCGATTGCCTCTACCTTGTACTTCATGTGTTTTTCCTCCTTAGGTTTTCCTTTTTTGTTATGTACATATATCACTCTGAAGCCTTGTAATAGCAAGCTATATTGAGACATATATGTAATAGTTTTTGACCGGGTAAATTGTGTAGTTTACTCGTCGCCGTGGAGGATGAAATTCACATATTCCTCGCGATAATCTTCGAGGTAGAGTACCAATTCATAGAAGTTTCGTTCAAAGGCAATACGCTGAACCATCGTTATATCAAACATGTTTGTAAGACCGGTGTCACGGATAGCAAGGATCTGCTCTTTTACTTTTTTGTCCATATCAGTCCGCCACCTTTTTAACAAGGTCGACGCCATAGATGACGTTCAGGCCGGAGCCGTTATTCCAATTCACCATGAGGGAGCCAGTATCGTCAATGCCCATAACGGTTCCTTTGGTACCAGCGGGCGGTGCCTGCGGATCATCCATTTGTATGAGCTCTACGCGGGTACCTGCCGGATAGTTGGCTCGGAGTGCTTCAAGCTTTTCTTGTCTGATCATTCGCATACAGCAACCTCCTTTTCCGGAGCGCCATTTTTCCAGCTGGAATTTCCGGAAAGATTCTTCAAGAGAATTTTGCGTTCTTTCTTGTAGTCGTTTCCGATAAAGCCAAGCCGAAGGAGAAAGCAGCGGAATGCATACTTTTCATTGCTGGTCTCATGCTCAGCAGCACTGATTCGTTTCAGGTCTTTGCTCATCTTGCAAAGTGCGGCAATAAAATGCGTATAGACTTTTGTCTCGTTCGGAGTGGGAAGCGTATCGAACCAAGGGAATAGAATCGTGTCGTCCTCGATTTTGATGCTGATATCATCGATGCCGAGAGCCTTTTTGATGAGAGCTCCCTTTGCTGCAAGTAGGTTCTTTAGGTTTTCAACTGAAGCGCTGCTGGTTGGAAGAGAAATGGTCAGGCCGGTGGATTCATTTGTTTCTACGCTTTCGGCTGCAGGTTCTGTTTCTTTAGCCTGGCCGGATGCTTGTGTCGTTGGCGTGAAGCCATCAGCGATCAGGCTGTGAATCAAGCGTTCAAGCTTTGCTTCATCTTCGCAGCTTACACATCCTTCTTTATCAACTGTGATATCTCCAATTTCATAGGCTGCAGTGGGCATCCCGAGATATTTGGGCTTTTCACCCATATATGCGGCGATGGCGTTTACAAGATCTTTTCTGTTCTTTCCGGTTATGCTGTAATCAGCTTTCATGGTGTGTACCTCCGTTTTTTGTTTTCCGAAGACTTCCTTTTGTGCCTTTCGGTATGTACATATATCACTCTGAAAGCCTTATATAGCAAGCAATACTACGGTATTTCCGTGATAGAAAATCGCTGAATTAGCTGGCCTGAATTTGTGTATTATACCGTCTCAAAATCAACCTGCTTTACGAGAGCAGAGTATGAGATGCGCTCACCGTTTCTTACTACATACACATTGTCAGCATCATTTGTATCCTCAACGTAGCGCCTGAGAATCACAGATGTGTATTTCGGATCAAGCTCCATCATGTAGCAGATGCGATTCAGCTGTTCGCAGGCCATGAGTGTGGAGCCGGAGCCGCCGAAAGTATCTATTACTATGGAATTTTCCTGGGTTGAGTTCTGAATAGGATATCCCAATAGATCCAGAGGTTTACTGGTCGGATGATCTTTGTTGCGTTTGGGTTTGTCAAAATTCCAGATCGTTGTCTGCTTACGATCGGAATACCACGGGTGCTTGCCGTTTTGCAAAAATCCGTAGAGGATAGGTTCATGCTGCCACTGATAATCGGAGCGACCGAGCACAAGAGAATTCTTTACCCAGATGCATACACCGGCAAGGTGGAAGCCTGCTTCAATGAATGTTTTCCTGAAAGTGAGTCCTTCCGTATCTGCATGGAAGCAATATGCGGCTCCGCCTTTTTCAAGGTGTTCAGCCATGTTCTTGAAGGCAGAAAGCAGAAAATTATAGAACTCTTCACCTTTAAGACTGTCATTTTGAATGGTCAGTCCGTCAGAAGCTTTGAAGGAAACTCCGTAAGGCGGATCAGTCAGTACAAGGTTTGCTTTTTTACCATCCATGAGTTTGTTTACATCATCAGCAGATGTGGCATCTCCACACATAAGACGATGCTTGCCGACTGTCCAAATGTCTCCGGGCTCTACGAAAGAAGCTTTTTCAAGAGCAGCAGTCAGGTCAAAGTCATCATCCTCGACATCTTTTTCATCGGAATCACAAAGAAGCTTTTCCAGTTCATCATTTCCAAAGCCAAGAAGAGAGAGGTCGAAAGACTGATCCTGCAAATCAGATAATTCAACCGACAGCATTTCTTCATCCCAGCCTGCATTTAGTGCGAGCTGATTGTCTGCAAGAATATATGCACGTTTCTGGGCTTCCGTCAGATTCTCGGCGAAGACGCAAGGCACTGTATCATAGCCTTCTTCTCTTGCAGCCTGAACTCTGCCATGACCGACGAGAATGTTATATTCCGAGTCGATAACTGCAGGACTTACGAATCCGAATTCACGAAGTGAGGCACGAAGCTGTGCAATCTGTTCTTTACTATGCGTCCGGGCATTCCGGGCGTAAGGCACTAATTTTTCTATTGGAACCTGTTCAAATCTTTCTGTGTTCATTTACATTCCCTTTCTTGCTTGAAGCAGCCGTTCCATTACATCGTCCTGCGGGTTGAGACCTCCATATTCTGTGGAGCAGTTTTCCTTGACGATCTGGAATATTTCATTCCACAGGCGGCTGGCCTGATTCATATAGTTGATGCCGATATTGATAAATGGAGAAGGGATCGGCTTTCCGGTTGTCGGATGTTTTGACAGATATCCGAGCCTTGTTGTCATCTCTTCGCATTGAATCCAGCGGGCAGAGCACATCGCGTATCGCTCAAGAAGCTGAGGTGATACAGCTTTTGCTACGCCGAGCTTATCCAGCCACTCCCATGTTTCTCTGTAGATTTCACCGGCTTCCAGTGTGGAGCCGTCGTGTTGTTTGGCAGATAAGAAGTCATGTGGCGTAGGCATGTCTACGCCTTCGACATCCGGAATATCCAGAATCGTAAGATCTCTGCCGCCCGGATTACCGCTTTCATATTTATCTTTGACGGCGCTCTTTTTCCTGCCAGCGCCGGGACGTCTACCGCCACGGCCTCCGGTATTATTTGATTTTGTAGGCATTGCTTTTTGGCGCCTCCTTTATTACCCGTTTGATTTCGCTTTTTTCGTGAAGGAGAGGGGGCGCCGTTTTCCGCAGCATTCGTCCGTAGAGATTCGACCCGCCCCTACCGGTCAGAAAGATCATCATGAAATAGAAAAGACCGCGAATATAATCAACGGTCTCCCAGGTCTCTATGTATCTTTTCATGACAGGAGCGGCAAAGGCTCATGAGGTTCTTCTCGTCATTGGTTCCTCCATCGGAGAGAGAAATGATGTGGTGAACTTCCTCGACGGCAACGTAGCGTCCTTCCTTCAGGCACTGTTCACAAAGCGGATGCTTGTGGACATACCGGTCACGGATTCGTTTCCAAGACCTGCCGTATCTTTTTCCGGTTGAGTAGCCTCGCTGGAACTTTTCATAGTGCTGCTCCATAAGCTTGGCATGTTCCTCACAGTAGATACCGTCAGTCAGTCTTGGGCATCCCGGATAGCGGCAAGGTCTTTTGGGCTTCATTGGCATGAGCGCCGCCTCCTTTCCTTGGCAAAAGAAATGCCTTGCAGGAATATCCCACAAGGCTGCACAGCTGTTTTTTATTCTGTTTTGCTGATTATATACTAACATAATGGGCACCCGGACATCTTAGGACAAAGTAAGACATTTCGGGCGCATTTCATATAACAATAGGTTTTTCCGGTATGGAAGCGTGAAGTAGGGCTTTGCCATGCCAGCGCCTTATGGTACGTGCATCGGCACAAAGCTCAATGCCGATTTGTTCCCACGTATAATTATGGATGTAGCGGTACTTCAAAACCATGCGTTCGTCTGTGCCCGGAACAGCCTCAATAACATCACGGATCTGTTCTTTCAGCTCAGAGAGCGTTTCCAGTTCAGTGGCAATTTTGTTCTCAAGCTCCCAGAGCTTTTCAAGTGTACGGACAAAGGGTGCGTCGGTATTCCTTGATGTCTGCACGCGGTCTTTATCATATTGGATTGCTGACACACTTCCGGACATCTCCCGAAGGTTCTGTGCTTCCATTGTGTCAGACCTTATTCTCTGATCAAGGCGGTATGCCTGATGGAGATATTCTTTTACTGTCATTTGGCTTTCGCCTCCTCTTGTAATTTCTGTATTAAGTATTCGCCGTCAACACTTGTGAGAGTTCTGTACCAGCCAGAGTGGAAGAACTGCTCACAATCCATAGCTTCCGCCATAGCATATTTGTTATCTGATCTTTTCTTCAGACGTTTCAGAGTTTCACGGTAATCTTTCACGGCTTGCAGTACGATGGCATTTGCAAGGTTTTCATAAGGGTCGGTCATCACACCACCTCTGCTTTGACGGCATCAATCAGTGCCGTTTGTGTCATCTCTTTTTTGGAGAGAGCTTTCATGATTCTTTCATCGACGGTGCCTTTTGTAATGATGTGCTGGATCACAACGGTGTGTGCTTCTTGACCTTGCCGCCAGAGTCTTGCGTTTGTCTGTTGATATAATTCCAGAGACCATGTGAGCCCAAACCAAACAAGGGTAGAACCTCCTGCTTGAAGGTTGAGACCATGACCGGCAGAAGCAGGGTGGATGACTGCTACAGGAATCTTTCCCGCATTCCAGTCAGCGATATCCTGACTTGTTTTGATTTCACGGACATTAAAGCGTTTCTTGATCCGGGAAAGATCATGCCGAAACCAATAGGCTACAAGAAGCGGCTTTTCATTTGCGGCTTCAATGATATCCTCCAGAGCGTCCAGCTTTCTGTCATGGAATTCTATGATTTCACCTGAATCTGCATAGATAGCACCGTTCGCAAGTTGGGAGAGCTTTCCTGTCAGCGAGGCAGCATTAGCGGCAGTCACTTCACCTTTTGGAAGCTGCAGGACAAGTTCCTGTTTTAGATCTTCATATCGCTCTTGTTCTGATTCTGACAGCTGAACTTCATATTGCGTAGAAACAAGTTCTGACATCTTCAGATGGTCAGTTGATTTCATGGAAATGGTGATATCGGAAATCTTTCGATATATGGAATCCTCTGCATAGGGTAGTGGTTTATAGGAGTAGATGATTTCACCATTACGTTTGTCTGGCATGAAGTAGTTCGTTCGGTACTGGGTAATAAAACGACCGAGACGCTCGCCCATATCCAGCACCTTGAACTCTGCCCACAGATCCATAAGACCATTGGAAGAAGGCGTACCGGTAAGGCCGATAATTCTGTGAATGAAAGGGCGTACCTTCATCAGAGATTTAAAGCGTTTTGATTTGTGATTCTTAAAGGATGAGAGCTCGTCCAGAATCACCATATCGTAGTCGAATGGAAAACCAGAGCCATCAATCAGCCACTCAAGATTTTCACGGTTTATGATTGTGATATCTGCGTATTGCATCAGTGCCGCTTTTCGTTCCTTGGAAGTCCCGACCGCTACGGTATAGGTTAGACCGGAAAGGTGCTTCCATTTTTGAATTTCAGCAGGCCACGTATCTCTTGCAACTCGTAAGGGAGCTACCACCAGAACATGATGAATTTCAAAACTATCAAATAAGAGATCGGAAACTGCAGTGAGGCTGATGACGGTTTTGCCAAGCCCCATATCGAGAAGAACAGCAGCGATAGGATGTTTTTCAATATATTGAATGGCATAAGCTTGATAATCATGTGGTTCGAAGTTCATCAATCATTCCTCCAATCTGCTCCGGATCATCAATGACATAAACCCGAAAGCCTAATTTTCTAAGCAGTCGGTGTCTTGATAGTTGAAGCGGGCGTGGCTTTTTACCGGGTGCTTTTAGTTCTACAAAACCAATATGGCCGTCAGGAAGTAATATGAGACGGTCGGGCATTCCTGCAAATCCAGGAGACACGAACTTCGGCGCAATTCCTCCGGATTTTTTTACTGCCATAGTTAACTTGTTTTCTATCTGTTTTTCATTCATCTGGAACCTCCGTCAGGTGCGAATTTACTGGATGTGCAAGGTGTATCAATGGTGTTTACCGAACTTTTTCTTATAGCTTTTTTTATAGCCCTAAGAGAGTTTTTATATATGACCTTGATACACCTTGTCATTAGTGCAAATCACTGCAGAAAATCATCCTCTGCAGTTGTGTCTTCACGGATGCGAAGCCCTTTAAAATAGCGCTTTCTACTTATGGTCGTCCGCTCGAATCCCGCTTTCTCCAGAGCAAAATAGAAATCAGCGGTGCTCCGCACATATTCATTGCAGTCCAGCGAATAATTGCGATAGGCCTGATATAGCGCTGATGAGCTTTCCTTATAGGAATCATCGATCTCGCACTTTTCCTCTAAAAAGTGTCCAAACCAGTCATTCTGACTGCGGTATTCTTCAATGGCCTTTTTCACACAGTCGGGAACAGGGAGCTGAAACTCAAGTGCAATCACCTTTTTGGCACCTTCGATTACCCATGCAAGGATGCTTTCCCCGGCATTTTCATATAAATACTCGCCATAATTCTTGATGTCGGTATTGCCTTCAATCTTGGCATCAAACGGAATGACAATAAGTCTGCGCCAGATACCATCATCTGATGCTGAGACACGCGGCAGGTGGTTCGTATAGAGCACTAGCGTGTGGCAAGGTTTGAAGGAGAACGGATCTTTATATTTTTTCTCTGCGAATACTTCATCTGTAGAACAGAGCTGTTTGACGGTGGAATCATTAAGCCTTGCGCCTTCCTGCATTTCAGCTGCAATCAGAAGACGTTTGCCTTTGACTTCTGCCATTTCAGGTTTAATGTTTCTGTGGCAGCCGACGGTCAGGGTATCCGCAGAGATATTTCCGCTGTAGAGACCAAGTACACGGGAGATGGTGTTCCAGAAAGTAGACTTACCATTTCGTCCATCTCCGTAAGCGATGATAAGCGCTTCCACGTAGACCTTTCCGATGACGGCAAGACCACAGATCATTTGGACATAATCTATCAGCTGCTGATCCTTCTGGAAGATAAGGTTTAAGTTATCAAGCCAGAGCTGTTGGCCTTTGATACCGGGTGAAACGGATGTGATCTTTGTAATAAAATCATTTGCAGAATGTTCCCGCGCTCCGGCCATGCCTTTTCGAAGATCATAGGTTGCTTGCGGGGTGCATAGCAGAAAACAGTCAGCATCCAGATCACGAGGTGAGATTTCCAGCATCGGGTGTGATTCCTTAAGTGTTGATGTAATGTTCTTGGAATCGCGTCGTTTGACTGCAAATGCCTGATATGCTTTTGCTGCTAAAAACTCCTGATAGGCTCCCATTTGTTCAGCACTCATGAGCTGTTCAGCTTTTGCTTTGGATGTATTATCCAGAATGTCCTGCGCTCCACAGTCTTTTAACTTATTAGCAGCAGCTATCATTGCTTTTGACGATTCATTCATCTGTCTGCGGGTAAGCTCATGGGCAACGGCCTGCGCACCGGGTTCTGTTTCCTGCCAGTAGTGGTCACTGTAACGGATAAAATGCGTGGCGGGAGAGTAGCGGAGCTCACCGGCGAAATATTTAGCCAGTACCTCAGCTTGACCGACATCAGAGAAGTCATCCGGCTTGTAGTTGTTTTCATCGTTATATACTTCAGGAGGAACATAACCATCTTCTTTGCTGACCTTTAAGTAAAAACGCTGAGCACTGTGCCAGATCGTAGAAAGCTCACCGTTATCAAGAGGCGGTGAGCATGTAGCTGCTTTTTCCAGAAAACTCTTGTAAGCTTTTTCTGTATCGCCATATTTCTTGATGACAATTCCTGCAAAGCGGGACATAACAGCGTTACGGCAGCCTTGCGGAATAACCGCATCTTTATCATGACCGCCCGAAAGATCTGCATCGAACTCGTCATCATTTAGAAATTCCGTGAGATTCATGTGCCCGGGGTATAGTTCAACATTTGGTTCCTGAGTGCCAAAGAAAAATCTGGCTGCATCCAGTGCTTTCGTATCGAAATATGGAAAAATGGAATTCACCAGCTTTTTCATATCGCTGTAAAGGACAGCATCTGTCATTCGGTCAATCGGGAAGAGTACATGGAACTTCGGCCTTGCTGGCTTTCCGTTCTTTTCACGTTTGTTGAAACGACTGTAGTGAACAGCAATGCTTACTCCAGGGAAAGCTTCCAGTACATCTGCCGGAGTTACCCAGTCTTTCGGATTTTCAGAGTGATCATTATCGCAATCTACGGGAAGGCAGTCCGTAGAGAGAAAGTTGTCACCGTTACGGTAGTGATTCTTGTACTCCGCACATACATAGTCATGGCCGACAGCAGACTTAAAGCTGTCAGCATCTATGACTATGGTTTTATTAGGGTAGGAGCAATTGCTGGGGTTGCCGATAAAATCGGCATGATAAAGGGTAAACATCAGTCGTATACCTCCCCGGATTCATCTTCAAGCACCTTTGTAATAAACTTGAGTGCCCGTATCATGGTTTCCAGCTCGCAGTCGCCACCTAACGTGACTTCAAAGCCATTGCATCCGAATTTGTTCATAAAAGGAGTTACGTGTATATCCGTGCAGGTTTCATCGGAGATACGAAAATAAGTACGACCGCCATGACCGGAATCTCCGCCCATGAATCCGGTAGTACCAGCTTCGACCTCCAGAATATTTGCGCTTACAACGTCACGGGTATATGTGGTGATCTCTGTGCCATCATCGAGAGTCCTTTGATTTTCTTTAATTTCATACATAGGGTTAGACCTCCTGACATTCTTCTGTGAAATAACGCAAGCGGTAATCTTTCCACTTGGCGCGTTTGACTTCTGCTTCCATACCCGCCGAGATACGGCTTCCAAATACCCAGACTTCTGCACATTTGCTCATCAGGGCACTTCCAAAGAACAAGCCGAGATTGCGTTCTGTTTCGTTGCTATCATTCAGAAATTGTGGAAACAGAAGATGTGGCGCAATTGGGATATAACCTTGATCTACTGCAAAGCGGCTATAACGTCTTGCGGCGGATACATTTGCTTTAATATTCCCTGAGTAAGGTGAGCAGATATAAACGATAGGTCTGAAAGCACGAAGGGCATTCTTTTCTTTTGCAGTGATTCTAAAAAGTGCTTCACCGACAGTCGGATCAGGATAGTCTTCATGGTTTCGATAATCATTAGTCAATTTGAAATTCTCCTTTCCGGATAGACTTCAGGCGTCCACCTCTAATTTCCACTGGAGATGAACGCCTGATTTGAGCGGAGAATATTTAATCTTTTTGATAGAAATCGCAGGTATACCCATCAGCACGAAGTTTAAGACCGGGAGCCCAAGGCGGAGTTCTGCCCATTTGTTCACACAGAGCATCAAGTGACATGTTTGGATCGCCTTCGATGACCAGTTCATCATGAATGTGCATAACGATGGAGCAGCAGCGAAGTGTTTTCATGGCGTAGCAAAGAATATCCCGGGAAGTTGCCTGTACAATATTTTCGACAAATTTCGGGCCGTATGAGTCGAGTCGTTCCCATTTTTTCGTGCTGCCGATGCCTTCGTAAGTGATACATTCACCACCGAATCTGTTTGTGCCAATCTTGGGCTTTACATATGCGAGATTTCTACCAGAAGGAAGTGTAATGAAGAGCATTCCGGATCTGCAGGAAAAGGTCAGTCTGTAGCTGGAGGTAGCATGCTTGTGTTTGACTGCTTCCATGACCGCGTGATCGACGTTCCACCAGAATTTCACAATATTGGGATTTGTCTGTCTCCAAGCATCAACTAGTGGAGGAAGCTCATCTTCAGAAAGTCCCATTTCAAGAGCACCCATTGCCTTGAGAGCACCGACAGAGCCGCCGTAGCCGAGAGCGAGTTCTGCAATCTTTCCTTTTTGACGCAGGTGACCATTGATGCCATGCTTTACGACTGGAACATGAAACATCTGTGAAGCACTGGCGCAATAGATATCGCCGCCGTTTTCGAATACTTTCTGTCTCCATGTTTCTCCTGCATACCAGGCAATCACCCTGGCTTCAATAGCACTGAAGTCAGAAACATAAAATCTTGTACCTGATTTTGGTATAAATGCAGTTCGAATTAACTGCGAAAGTGTGTCAGGTACATCTTCATAGAGCATCTTGACTGCGTCAAAGTCACCGGATTTCACAAGAGAACGTGCATCGGAGAGATCTTCCAGATGATTCTGCGGGAGGTTTTGCAATTGAATCAGTCTTCCTGCCCAGCGCCCGGTGCGGTTGGCTCCATAAAAAGCGAACATGCCACGAGCTCTGCCGTCATTACATACTGCACGTTCCATCGTCTGATATTTTCGGACAGAGGACTTAGCAAGCTGCTGCCTTAGTTCCAGAACGGTTTGCAATTCTGGCGGAGCGGTCTTGATGAGTTCGGCCACGACCTTTTTGCCGAGACTGTCGGTTTCGAGGCCATTGTCGGAGAGCCACTGTTTCATTTGCTGTACAGAGTTCGGGTTATCAAGAGACGTAATATTCTTCATAGCTGTAGTAAGCTCCGTTCGGGAGCGGGTATCTATTTCGATTGCTTTTTTAACCAAATCCATATCCAGCCGGACACCTCTGTCATTGATCTCCTGGTCGATGTGATATTCATCCCAGACCGAGTCTGGTACAGGGAACTTGGCAAGCCTCTCCTTGATACCTATCTCGGTTTCTACGTCTCTCTTGTTATATGCTTTGAAGACAGACCACTTTTCTGGAGCGTCTTCAGGAAGGTTTCTGGTGCGACCGCCGTTTATCTTGGTAGGAGCACATGGCACGGAGAAATATTTGATGAGAGCCTTGCCCTCGTCCATCTTCTGATCTTCAAGCTTTAGTACTGCGCCGACGCCTTTTAAGGAAAGCGGAAGTCCCATCGTGGCCGCCCAGACCATAGAACACTTCCAGCCTTCCGGGTTCAGGAAACGAACACATTCATGCGATAGCGGATGGCTATCATGGAAGGGGTCAAGACTTATACTTAAATCACGTAGGTATCTCGATAGACATACACGTTCAAAATTTGCATTGAATGCCCACTTTGTAATAGCGTTGTCCGTCAGGGCATCGAGAATATCTGCGGGAATTTGTTCGTTCTGTGCAAGGTCAATGACTTGTACCTCGCCGCCATCGACTGCATAGCCGAAGAGCAGGATCTCAAAGTTCGGAGACTCCGCGTACTTGTACACACCGCATTTATTAAGATCAACGTCGCTGAATGTTTCCAGATCAATACTGAGTGTTTGCATAGATTTCACCTCAATTCAAACAGGCGACAGAGATGACTCCCTGCCGCCTGCCTCTATTTATTCTTCTAACGATTTCATGCGTTTTTCGTGGTATTCCTGTTCACGATCAGCAGCTTCAACTGCACGCGTCTCACTTTTTCGAGTGTTAATAAAGCTCTGAATTGCATCAGCGAGAAATACGAGGCTGAAGATAAGCCACGTGAGGAGTAGCCCTGAAATTAGAATTGTCTGTAAGGTAGTGATTGTCATAGTTTGATACCTCTCTTAGTTCAGGAAATCTTCGTCGTCATCGGTAGCAAAATCGGACTCAGCACTTGCCTTGCCGCCGAGAGGCTCACCGTCACGGATCTTCTGCAGGTTATTGAGCCCGCAAGCGATTCCCTTATTACCGGAAGAGTTGAAAGCGTAGAATGTGATGCTGGCTCTTCCATAGACACCGGAGTAAACTTCGGAGCGTGTGATGATTGGATTCAGGTCGGCATCAACAACACCGGGAGCGGATGTAGCATTGGCATTTACAAAGTAAGCATTCTTGTATGCTTCATCATCGGGGCGTTCAACATCGCCATCACGAAGAGGTATCTTCAATACAGAAAGCGCAGGGACAGATTTTCCGTTACCTTTGAGCTTAGCTTCGCCTTCTTTGTAAGCGGCCTCAATGGCAGCCTTGATTTTTGCGATGGTCTTGGCATCAGACTTCGGGATAATGAGGCTGACACTGTACTTCGGTGTGCCTCCATTGATTGACTTTGGTTCCCAAATATTCGCATAGCTCCAGCGAGTATCTGTACCAGTGATAACCTTCATAGGATTTTTTACAATAGTGTTCTTAGACATAATTTTGTCCTCCTTAATTTTCATTAAAATCATTTTTGGCTGTATTCATGGCCGGGCGTTTATCAGATTCCGGCACGAGTGTTGGTTTGCCCTGTGGTTTTTTAATATAAGCCGTCAGGAGTTCATCAAAGCGGGATTTTCCAAGAAGCTTTTGCATGGCAGTGATGCCGAGCAGTTTCTTTTCATATGGATCAAAGCCTGCTTTTTCGACTGTTTGGATAACAGCGGTCTCATTTGTGTACTTGCGGTTGGAACGACCTTCGACCAGCTTCCAGCCATCCCATTCCTTCCCGGAGAGTGCCTGCTGCAGGGCATATTCCTTGATGTCGGTAGCCCAGCTGACCAGTTCATCTACCTTCGAAAGAATGACCTCTATTTCAGTATCCGTGAGTAGCGGCGGAAGCTTGAAATCATATTGTGCAAGTTTGAGATTAGCCTTGGCTCTGGCACGGCATTCATTCTTTGCTTTGCAGAATCCGCACCATTCACCACAGAGAAAGTTTCCATCTCCGGCAAAGGCAAGTTCTGCAGTAGGTTTCAATATTTCGTCTGCCCATTTGTAAAGGTCATCTTTGCTGATCTCGAAAGTGCTGACATTCTGGCGTCTTGGCTGATAGATAGTCATGCTGACATTGTCGATATCGTAGATATCATCGAATAGCTTCAAGGCTCCGAGCGCATAGCATTTCATCTGCGGATTTTCATCGGCCGATACTAAAACTCCAAGTCCATGCTTGTAGTCAATTACCCGAAGTGTGCCATCTGCAATAATGATGCAGTCAGCGGTTCCGAATCCTTGTTCTACCCAGCGGGAGAAATCTACTCTCTGTTCAATAAGGACAACTGGATCAGCACAGGTTTTCTTTGCATCTTCAACCTGCTCCAATACATACTCGGCATAGCCGGTAGTGCAGTCTTCCATTTCTTCGGAATACCAGGAGAGATTCTCGGTCGGATCTTCAGCCGGAAGCCCCAGTGCATTCCGAAGCTTGAATTCAGCAAGGGAATGAGCGTCGGTACCTTCCGCAGCATAATCGCTGCCTTTGTCATCATAAGTTTCGCTTAGTCTTGCTGATGGCGGACAATGGAGCCAGCGGTCGGAGCTTGAAGCTGAGAGGATCGCGTGCGATTTAGTTGCCATTACCGATTACCTCCGCATCCTTAAGTAAGGCTTCATAATTTGCAGGGTCAACTGCCGAGAGCTTTGCGGCACCGTACTTCTGAAGCAGGTCGCGTACTTCTGCGGTATGACCGGAGCGTGATAGATTAGCAAGAATGGGTCTTACATCCTCAAGTTTGAGTACAGGTTTCGGTTCAGCTTTTACTGGAGCAGAGGGCTCGCCAGTTTCGGAAAACTGCTGAGAGAGCCAGTTTGCTGCGTCGTTAATAGCGGCAGCAGCATTCTTTAGATCTTCTATGGTCTGTGCCATATCTGCCATCTTTGACATTCTTTTTTCCTCCTTTTTCGGATTTACTTCTTGCGGCAAGAGTTGTCAGGTTTCTTGCTAGTCTTGCGGATACATGGCTGATGGAATTGAGAAGTTTGATCTCTTCGTTGACATTCCCACCAGCGTCTGCATATGTTCGGTACATCATCCGTTCACCTCGCTTTCTGAAGGAACTTTTCTGTGCCCTTCAAGTTCCACTGGAGATGAGAGGGCAATTTGAGCGGAGAAAAAATAAAAAAACTGCCATTATCCTAAAAACTAGGCAATGGCAGATTTGTAAATTGTTTTAATAGTTAACGTTCATTTTTGAATTCGTTACGGAATTTCTTCATTTCACCCGCAAATGTACGTTGCTTACGACCAAGAGTTTCAGCCACTTTACGGTCTGAGATACCTTCTGGATGATCCATCCAGATTTTTATAATCCGATCAGCTTCCGGATCAATTTCATACAACCTTTTGATCAGACGATCGAGTAGTCCTCGATCAGAAGTAATATCCTCCGGGGTAGGACAATTGCTAGGAATATAATCAGCAAGTGTGCCTTCACCATTTGGGAGAGGAGCATCAAGAGATACGGCTTTTGGTGTGTAAAATTCGCAGTAATCACACATGCCATCGCACAGCCACCATTTGTTACGTGGGCAGCAGCATTTGTGCTGATACTGCATGCGTTTTCTAAGGTTTGTGCGCCACTGGTCGAATTCCTTGTATTGTTTTGCTGAGACTTCATACCAAGTGCGAGATTCTTTGTCATAGAGACGTTTTCGTTGATTGTCATTGATTTGCATTTGCGATACCTCCGTTCGCTTGTCCCGAACCGGAGGTATCGCCGAAAAAGGGCGTAGTTGACCTGTCGGAACGGGAAATTAATCCGTTTCGATGGCCAACCACGCTCGTAGGTTGGTTTATTTACTTGTGACCGCTATGTCCGTTCGAGCCACTCTGCATGCCGGGTGAGCGTCCATCGCGGTGAGCCTTTTTATGCCTTACTCAGGGCGTATGTAAGGGAACTTTTGCTTCTAAAAATGCATTTAAACTTTTGCTTTTAATCCGCTTGCTAAAAATTTGCGTTCGCATAAATTTAATTGACATTCGGACGAAAATCGGATACAATATAAAATATTGGTTTATCTATACTCGTGAACCGTTGCTCCCTTATGGCTTTAAGTATATTCAGAAAGCCCTAAAATCCCGAGCAACACTGGACGCGTCTGGACATGGTTGTACACACTTGCAAAAAAAGAAGGAGGTGCTTGTCTTGGATAAAACAGAATTTTCCGAGTTTGCGCAGGCGCTTTCTGTCTTCTATCAGCGTGATAAAGACCTGATTGAATTCACAAGAGATTTGTTTGCACATATTTACAAAGGCAGTATAGAGGGAACAGATGCTTATGTTCACGACATGGAGCCAAGAACACTGAAGGGCTACATTTATCATGAGCATGACATTACGACGACAGCAAAGAAGATATCCGGAGCTCTTGATATAGGATCATTCGCGGAATATCTGAAGCTTGATGCCGATGATTCTGTTATGGGGTTATGCGATGCATTCCGAGCCACATGTCCGGATATAGATGAATCGACCTATGAGATTGTACTGGCAGAGCGTTTTCAGACGATTATAGAAAATGCAGCTGCACCAAAAAGAAAAAAAGCCTTGCCTGCGAAGAAAGCAGACAAGGCCAATGATATAGATTACTATACAGAAAAGTATGATGTGTCGCTTGTGGCAGAAGAACAGAGTATCTGCCCGAATGACGGTTGTACGAATTCTTTGTTTATGCGAGTAGGCGGACAAATAGCTCCGAATTATGAAGTAGTAGTGATTGATTACTCAAAGCCTGTTACCGGCGAGGACAACTTGATAGCTATGTGTCCGGACTGCGCCAAGAAATATAAACTTGCAGCGGATCCTGCCAAGATTCGCAGAATGCAGGAGATAAAGAAGCTTTTCATTGATATAGCTGACAGGCAAGAAATCGTTTCGCAGCAGAAGGTTGTCGAAGACGTCAGACGAGTGCTGACAAAGATTCCAGCTCTACCTTATCCAAAAGGTGTTGATCTGAATTATGAACCGGCACAGTTGAAACAGAAGATAAGCCCTGACTCTCCGGATCTGCTTGCACAGGTAAAGGTTTGGGTAAATCTGTATTATCCGGATGTTCACGAGACTCTGCAGGAATTAAACCGTGAAGGAAAACAGCGCTTTGAGCCATTCTGCCATCAGGTGAGATTGAATTATCTAAACTTGAACGAAAAAGGTTATTCTCAGCGTCAGATTTATGAGGCAATGATAAAGTGGCTGCAGGATGCAACGAACGAGGACGCTCACGCTTGTGAAATTGTAATTGCGTACTTTGTACAGAAGTGTGAGGTGTTTGATGTTATTTCCTAACAAACTGTTTTCATACAGTGAAAGCATACTGTCGAAACTGCCGGTGGTATTAAAAGAACTGAAAAAGCAGCCGTTGGGTGTGCGTGAACTTTATCAGAAAGTAAGCCGCAGCCTTGACGGTGTAAATGAGTATGTAGATGTGCTGGACTGCCTCTATGCACTGCACAAAATAGAATACGATGAGGAAGAGGGAGTGCTGCACTATGTTATATGAGATTGAATGCGATAAGTTCGCAAGAATGATAAATGGAAAGCTTGTACCCAGAGGCCGTATTGAGTTCCACGAAGGACTGAATACTGTTCTCGGAGACAAAAAAGCTGAAAATTCCATAGGAAAGTCAACATTTTTGCTGGCGCTTGATTTCTGCTTCGGCGGAGATGATTACCTGAATACAGAAATCAATAATGTTGTGAGTTTCGTAGGTAACCATACGATCAAGTTTGCTTTCAAATTCGGAAATCAAATTGAGTGGTATACGAGAGATACGCTCAATGCCAGTGTTGTCATCGTATGTGATGATAATTATCAGCCGGTGGGAGAAACGATGCTAGTGGATGACTTTCGCAAACATCTGCGGGAGGCATATCAGATCCAGACAGCAGAAAACAGCTGGCGAAGCCTTGTAGGAAGATATTCCAGAATTTACGGCAGGGATAATGCCTATGAAAGAAAGCCTCTCAAATACGGAGAAGAAACGGCAGAGCTTGCCATAATGGCACTTGAACAGCTCTTTGGCGTATACAGCCTCGTTAAGGAATATGAGGAATATTACAAAGGCAAGAATAAAAGGAAGACTGTCCGGAAGCAAGCAACGGATATCGGTGAGATTGTAACTATTGCAAAGACCAAGAAGCAGGTCAAGGAAAACGAGAAAGAAATCGAACGCCTGACGCAGGAACTTTCCGAGCTTACTGATCGGGAAGACAGTAAAATCGCTGCACAGGACACGGCAAATCTTGACAAGGCATCTGAGATCAAGGGACAGATCACAGTCTTAAGCGAAAGCGTACAAGACTGGTATCTCAGTTAA